ATCAAGTACCCATCACATTATCATGTTGGTTTAATCCCGGAAATACTGCTGTTCAAATGGGAATGGTAAATTTAAATTATTCTGCTGGCGCAAGATGGAATGCTATTGAATTAGCCACTTCAGGCGCAGTTGTTGCAAGAGCTCCCGGGTCGGTTGCTGGAACTCAAGTTTCTGCAACAACCACAACAACATGTTCTTTAAACACTTGGAATCATGCAGCCGGAGTTTTTACGACGACAAACTCAAGAACAGCATACCTGAATGGTGGAGGAAAAAGCACAGATACAACAACAGGGGGCCTTCAAAATATATTTAATAGAATTAATTTTGGAGCAAGAGTTAGAACTTCAACTACTCCAGATGCCGGAACTTATTATAATGGAAAATTAGCCGAAATAGGAATATGGGACGTTGCATTGACCGATGCTGAAATATTGACATTAGCGTCTGGAGTAAAACCCACTTCTGTAAGACCACAATCATTAATTTCTTATATACCAATTATCAGAACAGTAATAGATCATATTGATGATGGCACAATAACACAGAGCGGCGGTGCATCATTGGTTCCTTCAAATGATCATTCAAGGAGATATGGATAATGCAACATGCAGAAGTTTTAAATAATCAAATAGTCAGGTTTTTAGATATAGATTATAATTTATATCAATCATGGATTGAAAATAATAATCCAAAAGCAAGGGTGTATCGTCCTGTCGTAGAGGATACTTATCCTACCCCCAACGAATATCAAGCAGTGGATGAAAATTATATCATTGAAGAAAATAGAGTTTTAAAACTCTATATTTTGAGAAATAAAACGCCAGAAGAAATGCGTAAAGTTTGGACTGCTTATGAATTTCTGACTAGATTTACACAACAAGAACGAGCCACACTCAGAGCAGCATCCGCGACAGATCCACTCGTTGCGGATTTCAGTCAACTTCTTGGGGCTGCACAGGAGGTAGTTTCCGATGATCCTGTTACAATACAGGCTATGGACTACTTGGTTTACGCTGGATATATAACTAATGATAGACGATCGGTTATAATGGATCTTCCAACAACTTAATTATTTGAGGTGAGATATGAATTATTTGAAATTATTTGATGATGTATATGACCCATCATATGGGACAAAAGGATCCGCCTGTTTCGACATTCGAGCCTACCTGAAAAAGGACAGACCAGCGTCTGTCTTTTCTTCCATGGGGGAAGAAGAAAAGAAAGTATATGGCGAAGAAATCACTCTCGATCCTTGGGATCGTTGTTTGATTCCTACTGGTTTGATTTTTGAAATCCCCAAGTATCACTCGATGAGAGTGTATGCAAGATCAGGAAATGCAATCAAAAAAGGCTTGTGTCTTGCGAATTCTGTTGGTATAATTGATTCGGATTATAATCTCGAATTGATGATTGGTGTAATCAATGCCACCAATAGTTGGATCACGATCCGCAACGGAGATAGAATTGCCCAATGCGAATTGGTTCCGACCCCACAAGTTGAGCTTATACCGGCAAAACAATTAGTGAATCAACATGTGACAGACCGCCGAGGCGGATTCGGATCTACAGGAGTATAACATGAATCGTGAGCAACTTTTGGCACATCACAAGGAGATGTGCGATAAAGCCCTGTCTATCATGGTAAACAAAAATCATGATTACACGGGCAATAGTGGAAATAGCCCATTCGCAAACTTTGAACGATGTGAAGCAATGGGACTTTGTTCAACTGAGATAGGTTTGCTTGTGCGTGTAACGGACAAGGTATCTCGTCTTAGTACATTCGCAAATTGCGGTAAACTCAAAGTAGAAAATGAAAGTTATGAGGACGCAATTCTCGATATCATCAATTATTGCGTTCTTCTTTCTGGTATTGTAAGAACAAAGCAAAACCGAAACAAAGAGTTGAAACAATGCTGATTTGTGCTATAATAAGCACATGAACTTCTATACTCATGTAGCAGCACGCGGATCTAAGATACTATTCAGGGGAATAGAAAACGGAAAACGAGTGAGTCGGGCAGAACCATTCTACCCGACTCTTTTCGTTCGCAGTGATTCTCCATCGAACTACAAAACCATTCACGGTCAATTCGTGAAACCGGTATCACCCGGCAACATGTACGAGACTAGAGAATTCATAGATTCATATAAGGACGTTGCTGGATTTGACATATTCGGTGACATAGATCCTATGTATCAGTACATCAACAAGAATTATTCAGGAGAAATTGAATTCGATCCTGAGCAAATTCGTGTTGGATATATCGACATTGAGACCAAATGTGAAAACGGGTTTCCGAATGTTTCCACTGCAAACGAGGAAATAATCGCCATTACGGTGAGACTTAAGAATGAAACCTATGTCTTTGGTGTAGGTAACTTTCACATATTTGATGCAAATCACGAATCTGTGAAGTTCACAAATGAAAAGGATATGCTACAACATTTCCTTGGATTCTGGAAAGAGATAGATCTAGATATAATCACTGGATGGAATGTCAATTTCTTCGACATTCCGTATCTCGTAAATCGATACACGAATATCTTTGGGGAAGAGACCGCGAAAGAACTTTCTCCATGGAAAAATATCCGTGATCGTCAAGTTGAATTCAAGGGAAGAGTTCATACCGTATACGATCTTGTCGGAAGGGTGACTCTTGACTACCTTGAGCTTTACAGAAAGTTTACATTTGTCACACAAGAATCATATAAACTTGATGACATTGCAGAGGTAGAACTTGGTGAAAAGAAACTCTCATATGAAGAGTATGACACCATGCAGGATTTCTACACCAAGAACTTCCAGAAGTTCATGGAATACAACGTCAAAGACGTTCATCTGGTAGTCAAGTTGGAAGAAAAACTCAAGTTGATTGAGTTGGCGATGACCATGGGTTATCTAGCCAAGGTCAATCTAAACGATGTATTCTCTCAGGTAAAACTCTGGGATGTTTTGATTTACAATGAACTTGCAGCGAACAACATCGTTATTCCAAAGAAGAAGCACGGGGACAAGGATCAACAATTTGAAGGTGCGTATGTAAAAGATCCTCAAGTAGGAAAACACAGTTGGGTTGTGTCATTTGATATCAACTCTCTGTATCCAAGTAACATCATTCTTTTGAATCTTGGACCGGATACTATGACTTCTGACGGAAATCGTGGATCTCTGAGTCCAGATATGTTGCTTGCTGGAAAGGGACTTGAGGATTTAGAAGACAGAAAGTTTAACCATATTTGCACAGCGGCAAACGGAACCACATATCGCAGAGATATTGAAGGGTTCCTTCCACAGCTCATGAAAAAACTTTACAATCAGCGTAAAGTCTATAAGCAAAGAATGCTTGATGCTTCTGCTAAGCTCAAGGCTTGTACTGATGAAGTAGAGAAGAAACGACTAAAAACAGAGATTTCCATTGCAAAGACCAAGCAACAAGCGTTCAAAGTTACATTGAACTCTTGCTTTGGTGCATTAGGAAATCAATATTTCAGGCACTACGACCTGAGACTCGCGGAAGCAATTACTCTGACCGGACAGTTTGTTATTCGTTGGATGGAAACAGAACTGAATAAATTCCTGAATGAAACCCTAAAGACTAAGGGCATAGATTATGTACTTGCTGTGGACACAGACTCTGTTTATGTGTGTCTAGATCCATTAGTGAAAAAGTCTTTTCAGAAAGATCCCACACATAAAGAAGTTCTAACATTCCTAGACAAGGCATGTAATAAAATTATTCAACCATTCATCGATAGAAAGTTTGTCGAGTTGACAGATATTCTTGGTGGAGTGGAGGATGCCCTTCAGATGAAGCGAGAGTGTATTGCAAACACTGGTATATGGACAGCCAAGAAGCGTTATATGTTGAATGTGGTGATGGGTGAGGATGGGGTGATGCTAGAGACCCCAGAACAAAAGATCATGGGAATAGAGTCCACCAGATCCTCCACCCCCAAAGTGGTCAGGGAAGCTCTTAAAGACTGTGTGCAGATAATCATGAATCGGGATGAACAGGCTTTACAGAAATATGTAAAGGAGTTTAGGGCTAAATTTGACAATTTTCCTGTGGAGAAGATCGCATTCCCAAGAAGCTGCAATAATTTGGACAAGTACACAGACAATGTAAGAATATATGCCAAGGGATGTCCAATTGCGGTCAAGGGGTCATTGCTTTATAATTATCAAATAAAGTCAAATCCTAAGTTGATGCGAAAGTATCAATTAATTCGCGAGGGCGATAAGATTAAATTTGTTCATATGAAGACACCAAATCCAATAGGAAATCATGTGTTTTCTTTTCCATCAGTGTTTCCACCGGAACTTGACCTTCATAAATATGTGGACAGGAAAGATATGTTTGAAAAAAGTTTTCTTGCACCACTCGAAGCAATTGTAAATTGCATAGGATGGTCGGCGGAGAAAAAGGCGAATCTCGAAAGTTTCTTTGTATAATGGAGTTATCATGGATTTTCTCAAGCAAATAATTAAAAACTCAGGCAATGTTTTTGCAACAACTGTGGAGTCTGGTCTGGATGCAGACGTAACAGGGTTTATTGACACCGGTTGCTACGCTTTCAATGCCCTAGTATCTGGGTCGCTATATGGCGGAATCCCCGCAAATAAGATTACAGCCCTTGCAGGAGAGTCTGCCACAGGTAAGACTTATTTCGCTCTTGGTATTGTGTCTCAATTTTTGAAAAACAATCCAAAGGGTGCAGTAATTTATTTCGATACTGAACAGGCAGTAACAACAGAAATGTTTACCAATAGGGATATAGACACGGCTAGGGTGGCTGTATTTCCAGTGGCAACCATAGAGGAATTCAAACACCAATGTGTGAAGATCGTAGATCAGGTCTTGGAACAAGAAGAAAAGTCAAGGACCCCGATGTTGATAGTATTGGATTCTCTAGGAATGCTCTCTACCGAAAAGGAAGTAGCCGATGTGGTTGAAGGAAAAAATGTAAGAGACATGACCAGAGCACAGCAGATTCGATCTGCCTTCCGCGTTCTATCTGTCAAGCTAGGCAAGGCTGGTATACCTCTTATCATGACTAATCACACATATGCAGTCGTTGGGGCTTATGTACCAACCAAGGACATGTCTGGTGGTGATGGTCTCAAGTATTCAGCATCGACAATCATATACCTTTCGAAGAAAAAGGACAAGGATGCAACCGGAGAAGTAGTCGGAAATATCATTCACTGTAAGACTTACAAGAGTAGATTTACAAAAGAAAATCGAGATGTAGACGTTCAGCTAAACTTCGATAGCGGACTTAATCGTTATTATGGTCTGGTCGAACTTGCTTTGTCCAGTGGAATATTCAAGAAGGTTTCGACCAGAATAGAACTCCCTGATGGGACAACTGCTTTCGAAAAGAATATCAATGAAAATCCAGAAAAATACTTCACCAAAGAAGTGATGGAAAGGCTAGAGGAAGCCGTTGGCAAGGAATTTAAATATGGAACAACATAAATTAGGAATAATAGTTCCTTATAGAAATAGAGAACAACATTTAGCTGTATTTTTGCCATATATTAATTCATATCTTAAACATATGAATATAGATTATAAAATTTATATCATAGAGCAATATGAACTTAAACCATTTAATAGAGCAAAATTATTAAACATTGGATTTTTAGAATCTGATCAAACTATTGATTATTTTATTTTTCATGATGTAGATATGTTGCCAGAAGATGTGGATTATTCTTATGAAAACACCCCCACGCATTTAGCGTGTTCTGCAAGCCAATTCAATTATTCTTTACCATATGAAGGATATTTCGGTGGAGTAACATTATTTCCTAGAAAGATATTTCAAGAAATAAATGGATTTAGTAACGAATATTGGGGCTGGGGAGCAGAAGACGATGACATATTGCATAGATGCAAATTGTCAGAAATTGTTCCCAATAGAAAGTGTACTGGAAAAATACACTCGTTGAATCACGATAGAATAATAGGAAATAACGAATACATCAAAAATGTCGATAGAATAAGGCAAATGTGGACTGGTAATATTGACTGGAAAAATGAAGGATTGAATTCTTGTGATTATACTGTATTAAATACAGATGAAAATACAGAAAGAATTATTATAAAGGTGGAGATATGAAAATTTCAGTGCATAGTCTTTTTTGTTCCAATATGAATGAGAGAATAGTGAATTCACACTCAAGCGTAATGAAACATTTTGATATAGATGTCCAATACACACATGCAAATGTAAGACATGGGCTATGGATGGATCATGTGATTCTAAGTCAAGATTCAGATGTCTTTGTTTTTTCAGACATAGATTGCGTACCACTAAACAGAGAAGTCTATGACAAAGCAATAGAATATGTTTCAAAGCACGATACTTTCATAGGACCGGGACAAGCGTCAAATCACATACACCCAAAATCACATGTGTTTGCATCCCCAGCATTCTTTTTCATAACCAAATCTTGTTATGAAAGACTGGGCAATCCTACATTTGCGGAAACTCAAAGATCCGATGTGGCAGAAGAAGTTAGTTATGTCGCAGAAGAAAAGGGACAACGATATAGATGTTGGTATCCGACTTTGTTCGATGATGTTCCAGTCGAAGGAGTATGGAGACTTTCGAATTATGGTTTCTATGGAATAGGAACAATATTTGGCACTTCTGTTTACCATTTGTATCAATCAAGATTCAATAAAAATGTTGAGCTGTTTGAAAGAAGATGTTCTCAGATTGTTAATAATAGTTTTGATAAATCAGGAATGATGAATACACTGGACACATATGAAGGAAGGGTAGTTGATTGAATATTCTCTTTCATGAAAATCAATTATGCCTCAGAGGAACCAGCGTTGCTTTATATGATTATGCCAGATATAATGAAGAAATATTAGGCAATAATAGTTATATTACATTTGATATAAACTCGTCTTGGAATGATAAATTAGCAATTGAAAAATTTATAAAGAGATTTCCAGATAAAATTATTCCATATGCATCATTTTCTCATGTAAATCAGATATGTGATAATTTAAATATTGATGCTTTTTATATTATAAAAAGCGGAGAATATGACGGTAAACTTTCAAATAGAAAAAATTGTGTACATGCAGTATTTCAAGCATATCAACCACATGGAGATGTTTATGCATATGTTTCGGAGTGGTTGTCTAAAAAAATGACAAATGGAATCAGTCCATATGTTCCACATATTGTAAGTCTACCAGATCCAAATAAAAATGTCAGAAACGATCTTGGCTTACCGATGGATGCATTTGTTTTTGGAAGATACGGTGGATATGATCAATTTGATATAGATTTTGCAAAGGAAGCTATATTTGAATTTTTAGATAAACAAAAAAATTGTTATTTTGTTTTCTACAATACCAAGCCTTTTGGAAATCATGAACGAATAAAGTATTTTGATTCCATAGTTGATTTACAAGACAAATCAAATTTTATAGATTCGTGTAATGCAATGTTACATGCAAGAAGTATGGGAGAATCGTTTGGTCTTGCTATGTGTGAATTCTTACATGGAAACAAACCCGTTTTATCTTGGAGCGGTGGACACGATAGACATCATACAGACATTTTGCCAAAAGATCTGCTTTATACCGATAAAGCAGATCTCATATATAAAATGTCAAAATTATATGAAAGTAAAAGTGAAAATAATTATAAAGAACTAGTACAAAAATTTTCACCATACGCGGTGATAAATAAATTTAAACAAGTATTTTTAGATTAATGGAGAAAATAATGTTACCATCTGCCAATGGAGTGTGTGATTTACTTCCTAAAGACAAGAATATTGTCGGAATAGAAATAGGCTGTCAAGAAGCAATAAGTTCAGACTATTTTTTAAATGAACTTCCAAATTTAAAATTGTACAGCATAGACCCATATAAAGAATACACCGATTGGCACGGTGGAATATATGCTCAACATTATCAAGATTCTTTATTTAATCACGTTGGACAGAAATTATCAAAATTCAAAGATAGATTTTTATTGTTAAGAATGACATCTGATACAGCAATAAGAGCATTTCTAGATGATTCTGTAGATTTTATATTCATAGATGGTCTTCATACATACGATCAAGTGTTAAAAGACTGTAAAAATTATTATCCAAAATTAAAATCTGGCGGATTGATATCTGGTCACGACTACAATGCAATTGAAGCCGTAAGAAAAGCTGTGGACGAGTTTGCACAAATAGAACAAAAAAACGTGAATTTTACACCAAGCGAATATCAAAGTGATGTTTGGTATTGGATAAAGTGAGGTCAATATGATAACTTTTAATGATTTTGAGTCCTATGTTGTTCATTATACTAAACATACAGATAGAAAAAAATTTCTTCTGAATCAATTTGAACTGGAGCAAATATTTCCACGATGGATTGAAAAGTATGATAGAGAAGAGTTGTCATATATGCAAGTCTATGAACAATTCAGAATGAGTATATCCGAATATCAAAAAAGAAATCATACAGGGTACAGTTATTTACTATATCCAATGAAACCAGCAGATGTTTCAAACTGCATGAAACACAAAGAAGCGATGCGATGCTTCTTGGAAGAATCCAATAAGGATTATATGTTTTTAATGGAAGACGATGTTATACTTTGTCATAATTTTATAGAAACTTTAAATAATTATCTAAAGGATATTCCTTCTGATTGGGATGTTGCTTTCATAGGCCAAGGCGCAAACAAAAGAATAGAACAGTCCAAATTAATACCGGGAATAAATTGGTATCTAAAAGAATACCCAGCAGACAGATGTGCAGACTCAGTTTTGTTGAAAAGAGAGTCGGTCAAGAAAATATATTATAGTATTTCGAATCATGGTATAGCATATCCGCCTGATCATGAATTATCATTTTGGATGAATGTTTATAATATGAGAGTGTACTGGTTAGAGCCTCCGATTGTTGCTCAAGGATCACAAACCGGCTATTTTGAATCATATCAAGATTGGCATTCAAAAGTAACAGATCCAAAAATGAATGTAAGAACAGATATGGATAAATTAATATTATGAATAATTTCAATATAAATTCATCATCAGACCTAATAAGATTGTTTAATTTGAAATCTGTATTAGACATAGGAGCAAATGTAGGAAATTACAGCTCCGATTTAAAAAAAATATACCCAAATTTATATTTTTTCATGATAGAAGCAAATATAAATTGTCAGGAAGAATTGGCCAAAACAAACATAGATTACATCATAAAATGTCTAAGCAATTCTAAAAAACAAGTAAAATTATATCAAGATAAAATGAATTTAAAATCAACAGGGGTATCTTATAAATTAGAATTGCACACAAATTTATTTTCCGAAGATATTTTTTCTCTAGTAGATGCCGATTGTTTAGATTCTGTTTTGTTCAATCATTTCAATTATCAAAGGTATTTTGATTTTGTAAAAATAGATACACAAGGAACAGAAAAAGAAATAATTGAAGGTGGATTATTAACTATTCAAAATGCAAAGTTCATAGAATTAGAAGTTTCCTTAATAGAATGGAATAAAGGTTCCCCCCTGAAAAATGAAATTGTTGATTTTATGGAAAGTATTAATTACGATATTTATCTTCAATTAGATACACTATATGCTTACGGGAATCCTGTTCAAGAAAATATAATATTTAAAAACAAGAATAATTAATATGATTTACAATTTTTCCTATAATTACCTAAGCAATAGAAAAGATGCTATTGACTATTTAAATCAAAATAACTTTAAAAAAGTAATAGATATTGGGTTTTCTGCCAATGGCTGGAGTTCAAAGTTCACAACCCATTATGTTGATATAAAACCGTCTGAAAATGGTAATATTTTTTCTTTCATAGGCAATATAAGCACATACAGCTTATGGGAAAAAATATTAAATTTTGTCAACGAAAATGGAAAATTTGATTTTTCTATTTGTACACATACACTCGAAGATATAAGTTGTCCGCAAATAGTATGTGAAATGTTACCAAGAATATCAAAAGAAGGTTATATAGCGGTTCCCTCTAAGTATAAAGAATTAATAAAACATGAAGGCAATCATTATCATAAAGGTTTTATAAATGACAAAGGTGGATACAACGGATGGGTCCATCACAGATGGGTATTTAATAAAGAAGGAAATGACTTTGTAGCATACCCAAAGTTGCCTTTGCTTGAATATATCAATTTTAATTCTTTTTATGAAAAAAGTGAAGACGAGTTAAGATTTTTTTGGAAAGATGATTTTGAACTCAAAGTGATAAATAATGATTACTTGGGTCCAAGTGCTGATTATGTAAGAGAATTATATAAAAATTGCTTGTTCAAAGAATGAGTATACCGGTTAAATACAAAAATTGAAAAGGAAAATTAAAATGATAACAATAAATGAAATATTAAATAATAATGTTTTTATATCACAAGGCACAGACAAACATACAAGACATGATTATGTCAATGGATTTTATGAAGATAATTTTAAAAAATATCAAACAACTGCAAAAAATGTTTTGGAAATAGGCGTTTGTTGGGGAGGATCCATAGCCCTGTGGAAAAATTATTTCACGGATGCAAATATTTTTGCAGTAGATATAGAATATAAATTAACATTTCCCGTTTTTAAAAATATAGAAGAAGTAAAATATTTTCAACAAAATGCATATACGGAAGAATTTTTAAATTTAATTCCAAATATGGATATTATAGTAGATGATGGTCCCCATACTCTAGAAAGTATGAAATACGTTGTTCAAAATTATTCCAAAAAAGTAAATACAGGCGGAATAATAGTAATAGAAGATGTACAAGATATTTCTTGGACTATGACTTTATTGGAGCTTGTCCCTTCTAATTTTAGTGCAGAAATAATAGATCTTCGACACAGAAAAAATGTATATGATGATATTTTATTTGTAATGAGAAAACTTGATTGATGTTCGATCTTGTGATATACTCATGTCATGATTGAACTCACAATATTACAACAGCTTTCTCATAACGAAAAGTATGCAAGAAAAGTCCTTCCGTTCCTACGAGAGGACTATTTCACAGATAGACACAATAAGATTATATTCTCTATTTTCTGTGATTATATCAACAAATATAATTCTCTTCCGACTAAATCTGCCATAGAGATTATTCTTGCCGACAAAGAAGATTTGGACGAAAGTCTGATGTCTGAATGCAAAGATATGATCGTAAATGTGTTTTCAAACAAGGAGACTCTGGATGATAAGTGGCTTATTGACGAGACTGAGAAATTTTGCAAAGATCGTGCATTGTATAATGCGGTTCTAGAATCAATTCATATCATTGACGGTAAATCAAAGACAAATACCAAAGGTGCTATTCCACAAATTTTATCAAATGCACTTTCGGTTTCTTTTGATACTCATATTGGACATGACTATATCGATGATGCGGAAACTCGATATGAGTTTTACCATACAAAAGAAAAGCGCATTCCTTTCGATCTGGAAATGTTGAATACAATCACTGCGGGTGGTACTCCAATCAAGACTCTAAATGTTGTAATTGCACCAACTGGTGTTGGTAAGTCGATGTTTCTTTGTCACCACGCGGCTAATTGCCTCACACAAAATCTGAATGTGTTGTACATTACCTGCGAGATGGCGGAAGAACGCATCGCAGAACGTATTGACGCTAATCTTATGAACATCTCTCTGGACAATCTGAAGCAGATTCCAAAGCAGTTGTATGACAAGAAGATGGAATCTATTCGCGAGAATGTAAAAGGTAAACTTATCATCAAGGAATATCCCACAGCAACTGCAAACGTCAATCATTTCAGGGCTCTTCTGGAAGAACTTCGTTTGAAGAAAAAGTTTGTCCCGGATATTTTATTTGTTGATTACCTAAACATCTGTGCAAGTTCTCGCTTCAAAATGGGTGGGGGTGTAAACACTTACATGTACGTTAAGTCTATTGCAGAGGAACTTAGGGGACTTGCAGTAGAATTTGATCTTCCATTGTGGACAGCAACCCAAACCAACCGTGAAGGTTTCGGCAATCAAGACATTGACATGTCCGAAACTTCCGATAGCTTTGGATTGCCTATGACAGCGGATTTTATGTTTGCTCTTATAAGCACCGAAGAGTTAGAAGAACTTAAACAAATACTCGTAAAACAACTCAAGAACCGATACAACGATGCAATGGCCAACAGGAAGTTCATTCTTTCTCTAGATCGTTCCATGATGAAGTTTAAAGATGCACCAAAAACTGCCCAGTCTGGAATTTTGATGTCCAATCAAACAGAAGACACCGTTGCAGGTAAGGGATTTGACATGCGTTCTACTGAGGATAAGTTCAAGAAGCGCGTGGAGAACTGGAAAATATGACTTGGATTGATGAAAAATATATCAACTTGATATCATGCCGTCTAAAGAACTTCAAAAGAAAGAAACAGGGATTATACAACTGCTCCTGTCCTCTTTGTGGAGATTCCTTGAAAAAGAAGACTAGGGCAAGGGGATTCTTCATCCAGAAAAAGGGTGAGTGGTATTTCTTTTGTCACAACTGTGGTGCATCTAAATCTTTCAGTTACTTTCTTAAGGACATGGATGCCGGTATGTTCAAGGAGTATTCCTACGAACAATGGAAAGAAAAAAACTCCGGTAAAGGAAGCACAGGACCTGTCATCATCCCACCAAAATCTGTCCTTTTTAAAAGGACAGATTCTGAACAAACTGTCCTTCCCAGACTGTCAGATCTTCCAAAGTCAAATGAAGCAGTTCAGTTTGCCACTCTTCGTATGATTCCTGAAGACAGATGGAATGATCTTTTGTATGCAGAAGACTTTGCTAAGTTTGCAAAATCAATTGATCCAGATGTAAAGGTAAAAAAGGAACCTCGATTCGTGATTCCTTTTTATGATACTGATGGAAATATTATTTCTGCACAAGGCAGGTCCTTTGACAAACAGAGTGAGTTTCGTTACATAACTGTCCGTGGTAAAGAGGATAATGATAAATGGTATGGTTTATGGAGAAATCTTGGACCTACTGTATTTGTTGTCGAGGGACCGATCGATTCGCTTTTTTTGCCGAATTGTGTCGCGTCAACGGGACTATCCATCATAGATAAAGTACCTTCTACTCTGAAGGACAAGGAGTTGATATTTGTTCTTGATAATGAACCACGAAACAAGAATGTTGTTTCGATGATGGAGAAATTGATCGACAAGGGACACAGAGTCGTAATTTTTCCAACCTGCATAAAGTTCAAGGATATCAATGAAATGGTTTTAGCTGGAATTAAAATAGACGATATAATAAAAATGCTTCAAACATACTCTTTCAGTGGTATGGAAGCGAAACTGAGGTTGACACAATGGAAGAAGACGAAATCCCAGACGAGCACTCAGAAGAACTAGCAGATGCACTAATGAATTTTATGTCGTTGTTTTCACAATATGTAAAAGAACATGACGAAAAACTTTGGAAACGTGCTATAGATTATGCAAAAGATTATGCAGAAACCGATAATGTAAAATTTTTATACTATGATGATAAAGACGAAACAAAAGAATGAGATTTTTCTTGCCATATTGACAAGAAACCAATCTAGTTATCTAAAACATTACCTAAAGTGTATAGAAGAACTCGATTATGATAAAAAAGACATAACGATTCATGTATCCACAAATAATAATGACGATGACACAGAAAAAGTATTAAATGATTGGGTTAATGCAAATACCAATCAATACAAATATATCATATTTGATCGTGACACATATCAAGATCTGTCAAAAGATATGGGATGGGAAGCCAATAATGGTTATAGATTGAAAGTAATGGGAAAAGTCAGACAGAAAAGTATAGACACATGCAAGAAAACAAACTGTGGATATTACTTTGTTTGTGATACGGATAATTGGATAGAATCATGCACTCTGAAATACATGGTTTCAAAAAGAAAACCAATTATTGCCCCATACCTTATTGATTTTGCAAAAAGAAATACTTATGCAAATTATTTTCCTAAGATAGATGAAAACGGATATTTTCTTCCATACAGAGAATATGAATATGCCCTGTGGAGTATGGAAAAACAAGGGACATTTGAAGTTCCTGTAGTCCACTGCACATATATGGTAGATACAGACTACTTGGATGATTTGACATACATTTCAAAAAAACCTTTTGAATATGAGTTTGTCACATTTTCAAATTGTGCAAGAGAAAAAGGAATACCTCAATTTATTTGTAATGAACGCTTGTTTGGGTATGTGAGGTATGATACAATAGTGGACTTAGCATCTGCACATGAAATAATGAAAAAAGAATGCGAGAATGAAAATGGAATCAAAAAAAATCCAAGTGCTTGACAAAGGACATGTAGAGTATGTGAACCACATGGGAGATGATCTCATGGTGGTCAACGCTGCTCGCGTCTCATTTGCGAAGGAAAGCGAATGGGGCATGATGGAGGAAAACTACAGCTGGTATCCGGGAAAGACGGAACCATTTTCTCCCATCTTACAAGAGAAGGACAGAAAGTTGATTGCATATCTTGCCAAGCATCAGCACTGGACTCCATTTGCCCATCCACAAATCTGCCTTCGTATCAAGGCACCAATCTCCATTCGTACCCAGTTGTTCAAGCACAAGGTTGGGTTTGTGGAAAACGAGGTTTCCCGTCGCTATGTGACGGATGAACCGGAGTTTTATGATCCCATGTGGAGAACCAAACCCACAAATGGAGCCAAGCAAGGTTCTGATGATTTCATGAAAGATATGGACGATAGAAATTCATGTCATATTTCATACAACATGACTATTGAACACGCACTGAACACATATCGCCTACTTCTTCTAAAAGGCGTAGCACCGGAACAGGCACGCTTTGTCCTACCACAGGGGACCTACACGGAATGGTTCTGGACAGGCTCTCTAGCAGCTTATGCAAGAGTCTGTAAGCTTCGCAGCGATCCTCATGCTCAATATGAGGTTCGTGAATACTCTACCGCTATATCAGAAATTATTTCATTGCTCTTTCCAGAGTCTTGGAAAGTCCTAGCTACCAAATAAATAGAAATCATGCGACTAATAAGTGTAAATTCAAAAAATAAAGAATTTCATGGAATTCTATATGAAGCAAAAGGAAAAACTTGTTGTGTATTTTTCCACGGTACAGCCAGTAACTTTTATGAAGAAAAATGGGTTCACGTTCTAGCTGAAAAATTATTACAATCAAATATTTCTTTACTTTCTCCTAACACAGGCGGAAGTAATGGGATGAATGTTTATCCCAAGTCTGGTGCTGTGTTGGAAATTTTGGAAGACACGGTTCCAGATTATGATTCTTGGATTAAAAAATTATTATCGTTGGGATATAAAGAAATTATACTTATAGGACATTCTTTGGGGACCGAAAAGTGTGTTTATTATTACAACAACACTGTTTACAAAGACAGAATAAAAGGAATAATATTAGCAGGGTTTTCGGATAGTTTCAATTACGAAAAAGAATGGTTATCCAAAAATAAACTAACACTTAAAGCTTTCAACGAAGCGGAAAAGTTGGTATCCGAAGGTAAGTCAAATTACCTTCTGACTTGCCATGAAAATGTTCATGCTGGAATTTTACCAAAAGCTGCAAAAAGTTTCTTAAACTTCTTTTCAGACAAATCTGTTTTAAAAGACTGTCTTGCATTTGATGGAACTATGAAATATTTTAATTTGATTTCTGTTCCAATCCTTGGTATAATAGCAGATACCGACAAATATACGGTAATTCCCATTCCACATGCTGTCAGAAAATTAAAACAAAACTCAAATTTCACAAATGCAATCGTTCTAAATAAAACCGACCATGATTTTTCTACGAAAGAACATGAAGTCGCATACCACATAAACAATTTCATAAAAACAATTAAAGGAGCTTGATATGTCTTTGCCTACTCTTTACCAAGATTTTATACACCTTTCACGTTACTCTAGATGGCTCGAAAAAGATAATAGACGAGAATCTTGGAAAGAGACAGTCGGTAGATATTTTGACTTCTTTGAAAAACATCTGGAAGAAAATCAAGGCTTCCACCTGACCAAGGCTCTTCGTAAGGAGCTTGAAGATGCTGTGTTGAACCTTGAGATCATGCCCTCCATGCGTGCCTTGATGACCGCAGGGGAAGCCCTGAAGCGTGACAACACCGCTGGGTACAACTGCTCTTATGTGGCTGTAAATCGCCTTCGTGCCTTTGACGAAATTCTATATATTCTCATGTGTGGAACCGGTGTCGGTTTCTCCGTGGAACGCCAATATGTCGAGAAACTTCCTACAATTGCTGAACATTTCAGCAACAGCGATACGACAATCGTTGTTGATGACTCTAAGGCGGGTTGGGCTAAGGCTTTCAAGGAACTATTATCCCTTCTCGTTGGAGGTCAAATTCCACAATGGGACATGTCTAAAGTTCGCCCTGCTGGTGCCAGACTCAAAACCTTTGGTGGTAGGGCTTCAGGACCAAGACCACTGGAGGACCTTTTTAAGTTCACCTGCGATACTTTTAAGCGAGCCGCAGGACGCAAGCTTACCTCCATCGAATGCCATGATATCGTTTGTAAGGTTGCAGAGATTGTCGTGGTCGGAGGAGTGCGTAGATCGGCTCTTATCTCTCTATCTAACCTTACCGACGAGCGAATGCGGGAAGCTAAGAGTGGTGCATGGTGGGAAGCGAATCCCCAAAGAGCCCTCGCAAATAACTCAGTAGCCTACAAGGAAAAGCCAGAAATCGGCACCTTCATGGAGGAGTGGCTATCACTCTATAAGAGCAAGAGCGGAGAGCGTGGTATCTTCAACCGTGAGGCTACCCGTAAGACCGTAGAACGCCTCGGGGAGCGTCGTGATGCATCGTACGAGTTCGGGACCAACCCCTGCTCAGAAATCATCCTACGCGATCGTGAGTTCTGCAATCTGACTGAAGTGGTTGTCCGTGCGGACGATACCGAAGAATCCCTGAAGCGTAAGGTTCGTCTTGCTTCTATCCTCGGAACATTCCAAGCGTCACTTACTCACTTCCCATATCTCTCTTCCGAATGGAAGAAGAATTGTGAAGAAGAAGCTCTGCTCGGTGTTTCGCTCACCGGCATCATGGACAATCCGTTGATGTACGGAAAGAACAAGAACCTCAAGGATCTATTGACGAATCTTCGCACTGTTGCATTCGAAACCAATAAGGAATGGGCAAAGAAGATCAAGATTAATCCGGCTGCTGCAATTACCTGTGTCAAGCCATCCGGCACTGTGTCACAACTCGTTGACGCTGCATCAGGTATTCACGCCCGTCATAACGAATACTACATTCGCACTGTGCGTGCAGACCAAAAGGATCCGCTGTGCAAGATGATGATTGATCTAGGCTTCCCCCATGAGGCATGTGTCATGAAGCCTGATAGCGTGATGGTGTTCTCATTCCCGATGAAGGCTGTCGGATCTGTGACGAGAAACGACATGACGGCTATTGAACAACTTGAACTTTGGTTGGATTATCAACGCTATTGGTGTGAACACAAGCCGTCAATCACTGTGACCGTCAAAGAGCATGAATGGATGGATGTTGGAGCATGGGTCTACAAGCACTTTGACGAAATTAGCGGTATTTCTTTCCTGCCACATTCAGATCACAGCTATCGTCAAGCACCATATCAGGATTGCACAAAAGAAGAATATGAAGCACTATCGGCAAAAATGCCTCAAAATGTGAATTGGGGTCAGTTATTTAATTATGAAAAGTCTGATTCCACCAAGGGAACTCAAACCTTTGCTTGCTCAGGCGATAAGTGTGAATTAGTTGATCTCACAAACACATAAATACTATATCAACAAAGGAGGACTCTATGGAATTTTTCTTCGCAGACACTTTAGGAAAAGTATTTTACACTGTGGTCGTTTTTGTTGCTGGTGCAGCAATTGGTCCAGCATTGTGGAAATGGGTAAGTGTCAAATTCCCTTGGAATAAATAATTCAGCTTGGGAAGACAAGAACCCGCCGAAAGGCGGGTTTTTTATGTGACATAGAAAGTTGCACCACGCAATGATAACTGATATGAAATTGCGTCTTTATATGCGGTCAATGTAACACCAAAAATACCAGTGGAAGAGTATGCCTTATTTGGATTTTCCGCAGCAGAAGTTGTCCCATCACCGAATTGCCAGAAATAACGATTGAATCCAAATGAACTTTCATTTGTAAAGTATACTCTTTCGTTTACGTTTATTCCTGTTATGCCCACATATGGGAGTGAATTTCTATAAACGGTCCACGAAAAGGAAACAGTTCCTGTAGATCCACAACAATAAACACATTCAGTTCCTATATCATCATTTGGTGATCCGCCAGTTGCCGTTGTGCTTAATCTGAAAATGAAGTCGGAAACCAGAATGTTTCCAAAAGGTTTTGTTACTCCTCTGAGAACAATTTCATCCGCCCAAGTTGGATATACAAAAGTGGGGAATGTCCACCCTGTCCTGAATAGAGGATAAGAGCTTGTACAACCTGTACAGAAAGGAAGAGATTCGAAACTTCCCAGTGTGTAAGGATAATAATTAGCGATCATTGGCATTTCATAATCATAATAAGAATTTACATCTCCAGCCGAAGTTTCTTCAAATCTTTCTGTTTGCTCGAAGAACCCTAAAAGACCCGCAGGGTGAAGGGCTTGTTTGAGAATATCTTCATAATAAGGATCGCTATCGTCAACAGGAGAATCTATAATGTATGAATAATCCTGCCACATTTTACCATCTTGCAAAACACCCTGATTCAAGTAACTTCCTACAAGGGTAAATCTTTCGTTTGAATATTCACCAGTTGAACCCAGAAGAGAAGCAGATTGTGGGTTCATTCCATTGGACATCCAAGAAAACACACCGCTGTTCAGTCTCATCAGTTTTCTTTTTGGATATTTTATAGTTACATAAAAATCATTGATGCCAAATAAAGAAGACATTAAAGATTTGTAGGCAATTTCCGTAGATTTTCTTTGATATACTTCTTTGCGAATGCTATCCAAAGTTCTTCTTATTTCATAAGTGGATGGTGCTTTATCGCCGGTCAATCCATAAAGACCATATAGGTCTATTCCGTAAGTCTTTATAAAATTGGGAAGAAGAAAATCTGGTGTCTCGTAAATATCTGCCAATTTAGCAAGGTCAAATATATTTACTGATTCATACCCATAATCGTTAGCCATCCAATCATAATAATACTTCAAAAAATGAATCATAAAAGACGGATTGTTATATCCATCTCCATTTTGTTTCATCCACAAGGGAACTTGAGCCTCTACCTGAATTGGATTCAGATTTTCTTTTCTTTGTGTAATGTATAAAGATGCATTTTCTTGCATCCTTTCAAGAGAAGCACCGTCTATGAAAGACGAACCTTGTGGGAAAAATATCATCATGGTGTTATGTTTATTTCTATATTTTGTGGACTAGTAAACTTACATATAAACTCATCTTTTGCCAAGAATACATCATCTCTACATCTTACTTCAATCTTAAATGGAGTGCTTATTACACCTAAAGATTTATACAATGTCACAACGCCATTTTCATAGTCTACTTCTCCGATCGCTGTGCTTTCCAACAAAACATTATC